GCCCAGGATCCAAAGTGGGTCACGACTAACAACATCCAACTCGACTATGAGTACTACTTTACAAACAAGTTTATGAATCCAGTGTGTGATCTTCTCGAACCACTTGTAGAGAACCCAAAGGATAAGATTTTTGGGGACCTCCTCGCACCAAAGAAAAAGGGTCGAGGCAAACAGACTGACTTGAGGGATATATTCAAAACTTTCGAAGATAAACAAAAGACGCTCTGTGATAGTAAGTAGAAAGATGTCTTCCTCCCTTGCTGACAAGATCAAAGAATTAATTGATGAAGAGGTTAACAAACAGGTTCAAAATGCTCTTTCAAATTATGCTGAAATGATTTCAAAGAGTTATAAGATACCTCTGAGTCTCTTACTTCGTGATATCCCAAGTGTTTCGGCACTCCCTTTGGCGACAAAGGCTGATGGTGGTTCCCAGGTGACAACCTGTCTCGGACTCAGGGCCGGTAACAAGAGATGCAAGATGAATGGTAAGTATGAAGGGTACTGCCGACATCACTTCAAGCAAAAGGAAAAGACTCAACCAGTAAAAATTATACAAGGTGAAGTTCGACATAATCACGGATTTCCCCCAATGTATCAAGAAGGTTGTCCAGCATGCAGTACCACGAATGTTAAAAAATCAACCGAACCTAAAAAACCGCTTATAGACTTCAAGCTTGCATTCTAATAATGAGTAGGTCTGACACTCTCCTCGACTCTATCAATCAATTTTATGAAAATCCCGTCAACTCCAAACACCTTGTCGATATTCTTGACAAGAAGAGTTCAATCTCTTTGAGAAATCTGGAATGGTTTATAACAAACTATTCAAAGAAAAAGTCTTTAAGTTACAAGACCTTTGAGGGTAAAACCTTTGCGGTCCACTGCGCGTACAAGTCAAGTCTTGACGGGTACAGCAAAAAACTTTTCGACCCCTTTTGCCGAACTGACAAGTTTGAGTACTCTGTCCCACAGTCAGAGTCAAAGGTGACGACAACTGTTGCCCAGTTGAACTTTATTCGGTGGTGTATAAAAAATGGAATAATTGACTACATAACAAACAACAAGTGCCTTCTCACAAAATCTTCATAAACCCGTTACTAAACTCAAGAGTTTGTAAACCGGTGTAAAACATGTGCATTATATATTCTTCTTGATTTGAAGAAGTCAACATAGAAACATCTATAAAGGTCTTGTCCCCAGATAATTTGCTAAAGTCCAGAGCCCCTGTCAAAAAGTCCCCACGTGGGTCGAGAGCAAATGAAAATGTATAAACATTTCGAGTGGGAGTGGACAAGTTTGCAGACATGGCTTCTAAAAACTTGTAATAATATGAAGTTTCAATTCTATTCTGTTTCGAGTCTTCTAAAAACCCAAGCTGTGATTGCCCATTTATAAAGAACTTTGCATCGGACATGATTGGAAATTTGGATTGGTCAGAAATTGATACACTTGAAGTGTCCCCAAAGTTGTACCTGTTAAATATAATTCCCTGTGTCGTCGTCACCTCATTTTCAAGCTCGGCCCTTCTAAAAAACCAATGAAAAGATATAACTGGTATGTTTGGGACGAGATAGTTCTTTATCCGTGTTGTACCTTTTGGGATTTGTATAACTGGCTGTCTCTTCACTGTACTTATGAGCAACTTTTGGTTGGTAGACTGCAAGTACAGTCTTTCTTCAGGTGTCACAACAACTTGGTCAAACACAAGGTCAAAATAGTCCAACGAGCAGTCACTTTTTACTTCTTGATACGTCTCACTTGTATGGGTGTCACTGAAAAATGAAACTTTATGAAACTCGATGACAATCTTTATTTTCTGATTAAGTATAGCACATATAGGAAAGTATGTTGAGTCATTTGTTGAAAAGAAAAAGTTTAATGGTATGTAGAGATCTATGGGACCTGCCTTCATACTAGATTCGTTTAGTGTTCCTTCTGGTTGTCCTCCATTTATGAGGTATTTAATAGTATTCTTTTCATCCTCTGTCAAGTACAACTGATCTCGCATGACATTCCAGTCATCATAAATCTTTTCAACTTCTATACCATCCACAGTAAAACTTATAGTTTTTATAAGAGCTCTCCCAATCTGGTCGCAATAAGACGTCCCAAACTGTTCAGCATCTTGGAGGAGTGGGAGGCGGCACTTGAGATGTATGTTTTTGAGCAAGTCTCCCATTGACTGCGGCTTTATCTGGTTATCTATGACTATAGTCTGACCAAATGGCCAATTTAAAGCCGCCTCTACCGACTGACCAGATCCTGCTGTAACTGGCGAAGGTCTTGATATTCTTATAGAACTCTGGTATGATGTAAAATTTGTATGTCTCTTAGGGGTGTACTCAAAAAGCGATTCCTTTCCAAGAAGATACGCCTCTTGTCTACCTATGGCATCCAGTGACATCACTGAACCTACACTAGCTTTTCCACGTATATCTGATGGTTCACACATCTCTACTACTATTTAGTATTTTATTATATCCGTTTTCCACATGTCCAATACGGTTGTCGATGATAGCTTGGTCAGTTCATCCTTGGCCTTGTCCAGCTCCTTGTTCAAGTCCTTGACCGCCTCTTCGCTATACTGCCATGTCTTGATGTTGAGTAGGTACTCGTACGAACCATCCACCTTGGCAAACTTTCGCCCCATCTCCTCCTCGATCGAAGTCTTTTTACGCTTGAATATGATGAAATCCCCGTTTATAACCAACTGCACAAACTTGACCTTGTTCTCAAGAATCACCAACTGCTTCTTGAGTAAATCAATCAAGTGACTCTTTCTCTTCTTGTAGTACTCTACCCGGACTTCGACAAAGTCCACCAGGATCTCCTCGGCAGATGCGTATTTCTTGATGCCAGTCACCGGGTGAAAGAGGTGCATGTTTGAAGAGTTGACATTCTTTCTGAGTTTGAAATCCTTGCAGAAATCATCCCCCTGGTACCCCTGAATGGTGAAACTGACTGCGTCTGTGGTGCTATCATTCTTGTACCCAGATATGGTCTTGGCCTCCACCAGGTCATCCAGAAACTCTTTGTAGTCCTGAGTCCACCGACCTGGTGGGAGTTCTGTAATGGTTGAGCCTTTCCAGAGTCCCTCTGCGATCCATGTGCTCTCACTGTCCGGTGAAGGTGTCACAGTACCCTTGAACCCCCTGAACCAGGGCTTCATCTTGTCGAGAGGTTTGCCTTGGATAGCCTTTAGGATGTTGGCCTTGATGTCCTCAGGGTTGAATGGTGGGACATATGAACTGAACCCAGTCCCGATACCCTCTGTGCCATTCACGAGAACCATGGGCAACACCGGTACAAAGAACTCTGGTTCAATAGCCTTTCCATCATCATCGAGATAGTTGAGAATGTCATCATCCCTTTGATCAAAAAGTATTCTCGCGGGCTTTGTCAACTTGGTGAAGATGTACCTAGTCTGCGAAGCATCCTTACCACCCATGAGCCTCGTTCCAAACTGCCCACAGGGTTCGAGAAGGTTCACATTGTTTGAACCGACATAGTCATTCGCGAGACGAACAATGGTGTCAGCCAGGGACACTTCGCCATGGTGATACGAAGTCTTTTCAGACACATAGGCAGCTAACTGAGCAACCTTCATCTCATCCTTGAGGTTTTTTGCAAAGCAGGCGTGAAGGACCTTTCTCTGAGAAGGCTTGAAACCGTCACACATATGAGCAATAGACCTCCTCAGATCCGCAAGACTAAAGTTGACCAGATCCTTGTGAATAAAATTGGAAATGCTCAGACTCTCAATCTGACCATAATTCACTTCGATACCCTTTTTCCCAGAGTTTTCGAGGAGCCAAACCTTTCGGTTGTCAGCCTTGGTCTTATCGAACGCCAAGATTATGGATTCTTTCGCAAGGGCGTCAGTCTCGAAGCGAACAGTGAGGTCTTTGATTTGCTTGAAGTACTCACGGGCCTCTGCAGAAGTCGAGGTACCGAGACCCTTGTAGTATTTAATCTTCCACCCAGGTTGTCCATCCTTGTACCAGTCCCTGAAGGAAGAGTCTGTGAAGAATGAATGAACCTGGGATCCCTTGGAAACTTTTATGATTGGCGTCACCA